ATGATTCAGTGTAAACGGGTGTATGACCCGCAGGAAAGCAGCGACGGCTATCGGGTGCTGGTCGACCGTCTCTGGCCGCGGGGGATTAAAAAAGAGGCGCTGGCCTGTGATGAGTGGTGTAAGGAGTTAACGCCTTCCGCTGAGCTGCGCAAAGCCTTTCACGGCGAGGCGATCGATTTCGCCCACTTCAGCCAGCGCTATCGTCAGGAGCTCGACGCCCATCGCGAAACGGGCCTGCGGCTGGCGGCGCTGGCGCAACGCCAGCCGCTGACGCTGCTGTACGCTGCGAAGAACACCGAGCAGAATCATGCCCGGGTGTTGGCCGCCTGGCTGGCGGCCCTGCCGGTTACGATTTAGCCGGATGATCCCGGCGCCACAGCGCCCACTCGTCGAGGGTTTCGCCGCTGGGTAGTTTGCACTGGGTGCTGACGCCCTGCGGCGTTTGCACCGGCACCCGGGTGCCGCCGGATTGCTGACAGTATACCGCCGCGGGGTTGGGCATGCCGATGGTTTTCGTCGGCGCAGTGGGCTGCGGCTGGGCACAGCCGGCTAATACCAGTGGCAGAATAGCCAGTAACTTTTTCATTGTTCCTCCCTTTCCTGAATGCCCGGGGATTTTAGCCTGAATCTCCACGTTTTCTCCATCTTGCCTGCACTTTTCCCCCGTAGAGTAGCCCTGTTCTCGAACTGACCAGAGAACAGATCATTCCATAATCAATGAGTTTTTCCCCGTCGCCCCCGACGGGGCTTTTTTTTGGGATTTAATGAATTGAAATAAAAGGATTTATTTCAAAAATGTCCACATATCGACCACATTGACAAGAATAGCCCCCTTTCCAGGGGGCTATTTTTATACCGCAAGACTAAGTTGACTGTTCCCGTAATGAGAAGCCGGGAAAGCGTCGCCGGGGATAAATCCTGGAGGCAAAGGGTCTGCGCTGGTTGAGCGCTTCGTTACTCTGCGCTCTACGGTGTTAAGTGTCGTGAATGACTCGCTGCATTCAAGATTCTGGCATTGATGGTATTGCCGGATGGTGAACTCGCTTAACCGGCGGCTGGTGCGGGTGCGGGCGTTTGCGCCGCAGTAGGGACAAACAAACATGATGATCTCCCATAGGGAGTTGAACTCACGCCTATTATGGCCGCTACTGTTCAGTTTCTGCAATCCAGTCGCTTATTTTCGCCTCAAGCTCCATTTTCGTGGTAAATCCGTTATCACCGATTACATGTTCCGCTCTGGCAATGATCCAATCCTGAGTATCGATTTCAGGCTTAAAGCCCGACACGGTCAGATGCATACCCGGGTATAAATCGGCGCGGCCGCGCGCCAGGGTTATCGAAAACTGTGCCGCACCTTTCTGGAGCTGTATCCATTTCGCCGCAGCTGCGCGCCTGGCCGCCGTTTCGTTCTGATAGGTTTTACGCAAAACATACACATTACCCTCAGCGCCCTCTATGTAATCCCCTTCCGGGCGGCTGCTTTTCTCCTTAGCCTTTTTTCTGGCAGTATTTGTTTTGCGCTTAGTGACCTTGACCGGTTTTTTCTTGCCGAAATTAAGATCCAGCCAGTACGCCCGCACGCCGGTGTAAGCATCGCGATCGGCAATGCGGAACCTGTGACGATCTCCGCTGGCACGGGTTATCTCAGCCGATGGCAGCGCCCTACCAGATGCACTGACGCCGCCCCCAGGCAGGATAAACAGCAGACAGCCATTTTTCACGGTGGCAATGGCGCCCAACATCTCCGCCATGCGCGTTAAAAACGACATGTCACTCTCTTCGGTCTGATCCGCATGGTCGATCTCAATGTCGATCAGAGCCTCGCTAATCATCGGCTTCAGGTCATAGCGCCGGGCTATGGCCGATACCACCCGCTCTATCGTCACATCATGCCAGGACACCTCCCGCCTGACGTTCATCTCTTCGCGAAAATCAGCGCTGTGCGCGGTGATGTCGATAACATCAGGCGGCCCGCTATGCCCCACCTCGTCAACGGTGTAGAGTCCTTTGTAGATCAACGCCTCACCCAGCCAGCCGATGGACACCGCCAGCTCCGCACCACGTGGGGGTAAATCTGTTACCCCGTCAGAGTCATCTACTGACAGGGTTAGCTGGTCAGCATCAAAACCGTTGTTATCTGTAACAGATAGCGAGGTGATGCGGTCGGCCAGTTCGGTCAGGGCAACCCCACCCAGCGTGATACTAAAATCCGGTGTTTTTACGACCTCACTTAATTTTTCTACATACGCTTCGGCTGCTGTTGTCAGCGTGTCTGCTATCGACATAACTCCCCCGTTTTTTGCTGATGATTCCATGCCCGCGCGCGGGGCTGAATCCCTTTTTGTTGTCAGCGAACGGGAAGACCGGCAACCAGGCGACGCCAGCAGACTTAACGTTGAATATTGCCCTGAACTCAAAGAGCAACATGATGGTGAACTTATGTCTGAAACTCGTTTTCACGGCGTCCGCTCTCGCGAAAATACCGACCTACAGCAGGCAATCAATGACATTGATTCCAGCGTGATTGGTATTGTTGCGGTTGCTGATGACGCCGATCCGGAAACCTTCCCGCTCAATACGCCGGTTCTGCTGACACGGGTACGTAACGTCCTCGGCAAGGCAGGTAAAACCGGGTCACTTTACAGAGCCCTCAAAGCCATTTCCGATCAGTGCAGCCCGCGCGTTGTGATTGTCCGGGTTAAAGAGGCTTCCGGTAACGGCGCCAGCCAGTCTCAGGCCGTTATTGGCGGAACAGATGGCGACAGCTATACGGGAATGTATGCCCTGCTGACGGCGGAAGCCAAAACCGGCTATCGTCCGCGCATCCTAGCGGTACCGGACTACGACACCGAGGAGGTAACGTCACAGCTTTGCGTGATTGCCCAGAATCTTCGGGCTTTTGTTTATGCCGGTTGTAACGGCTGCGCGACCATGGCGGAGGCTATTGCTTATCGCAAAACCTTCGCTTACCGCGAGCTGATGCTGATCTGGCCTGACTTTATCGCTTACAACCCCCTGACGGATGATAACGAAACGTTTCCCGCCCCGGCTTACGCCTGCGGCCTGCGCGCCGCTATCGATAACAGCCAGGGCTGGCACAAATCGCTGTCGAATGTTGTGGTGAATAACGTTCTCGGTATTTCGAAGGATGTTTTCTGGGCATTACAGGCAGAAGACAGCGACGCGAACGAGCTTAACAACAACGAAATCACGACGCTTATCAAGCGTGACGGTTTCCGCTTCTGGGGTAACCGCACCACGGACACCGAAACCTACACTTTCGAGGTGTTCACCCGTACCGCGCAGATCCTGGCGGACAGTATCGCGGAGGCGCAATTTACCTCTGTTGACAGCCCGCTCACTCCGGCCAACGTGAAAGATGTGGTAAGCGGCATCCGCTCGGCTCTCAGCAAAAAAGTCACTGCCGGCCAGCTTATCGGCGCTGACTGCTGGTTTGATACGCTGGACAACGACACCACAGATTTGCGCCAGGGAAAACTGATTGTGCGCTATAGCTACAGCCCGGTCCCACCGCTTGAAGATCTGACGCTATACCAGACCTTTACTGATGATTTTTACGAACCGGCGTTCGCGTCGCTCGGGGTGAATAATGGCTATTCCTCACAAACTGCGGCTTTTTAGCTGCTTTGTTAACGGCGACAACTATCTGGGAAAAGTGACCTCTTTCACTCGCCCCAAACTGTCACGAAAGGTAGAGGACTATCAGGGCGGTGGCATGCTGGGTGCGGTCGGTGTTGATCTCGGCCTTGAGGCTGGCGCGCTGGATTCCACCATTGTTTTTGGCGGCCTCATTAAGGCTCTGTTTCTCGAATACGGAGCAGAAATTGACGGCACGCGTCTGCGCTTTGCGGGTGAATATTTCACTGATGGCGAAAGCCAGCTTGTCGAGGTGGAGCTGCGTGGGCGATTTACTGAACTCGACGGTGGAGACTCAAAACAGGGAGAAGACACCGAGGAAAGCTACACCTTTAAATCCACCTACTACAAATTCTCCATTGATGATCAGCCCATTATCGAAATCGATCTGCTGAATTTCATCTACAAAAAGAACGGTCAGAACATGTTCCCGGACCGCATCACCTCCGCCCTTGGCATGGGCAATTGATAACCTTTCAGAGGGTGGCAAAGATGCCGCCCGGAGATTTTAAACATGGCTAAAAAAACTAAAAACCTGTTCACGCTGATGCAGCCGGTAGTTCGTAAAGACAGTGAGATCGGTCAGGTGGAAATCACCGGCGCCATCAGTCAGGCCGGATCGTTGCGCGGCCTGAATCTTATCCGCGTTGCCAATATGGATGCAGACTCAATTGCCACGCTGTTGACGCGAGTCACCGCACCTGCGCTGACACAAAAAGAAATCAACGAAATGCACACTCTGGACTTTATCGGCCTGGCAGAGCTTCTGGTCCCTTTCTTGAATCCGCCGGAGCCTGGAGCGTCGAACGTGGCGGAGACGGAGAGCGAGTAATCACCGTTGCGTTTGACCAGATAGACGATCTGGTTGCTGATATTGCCGTTATTTTTAACTGGCCGCCCTCTGAAGTTTTCGGCATGGATCTTGGCGAGGTGATAGCCTGGCGCAAGCGGGCGGCGCTTCGAAGTGGTGCCAGTGATGAAGAGTCTTGATATACGCGTTGCTTTCAGCGCGATCGACAGATTTACCCGCCCCGTTAATGCTGCCCGCCAGAGTGCGGGCGGCCTTTCCGACTCCCTCAGAAAAACACAATCCACCCTGAAAGGGCTCGATAAGAGCAGTGCCACTTTTAAGCGAATGACCGCAGCCGTCGGCAAAACCGATCGTTCCATCTCACGTGCCCGCGCCCGCTTTGATGGCTTGTCAGAAGCGCAACGTAAAAACGGGACGCTGACGGAAAAACAGCAAATACTGATGTCACGACTGGGTGAGCGGCTTGATCGGTTGACCGCAAAACGTGTGACGGAAGTGGCCCGCCTCCGTGAGAGTGCATCAGCCCTGCGCCAGCATGGCGTCATGCTTTCCGGTAGTAGCGCCACCATAGGCAACGCAATACGCCGCACAGAACAATACAACCAATCCCTTGAACGGGAAAAACGGCAACTTGCTGCGGTCACTCAAGCTCGTAAACGTTACGAGGGTGCGCAGCAGATGGCCGGGAAGTTGCGCTCTGGCGGTGCCATAGCATTAGGTACAGCAACCGCTACCGGGTATGGCGCAGGACGCTTCCTGTCGCCTGCTGTTGGTTTTGATGAGGAAATGTCAAACGTCCAGGCACTGACGCGGCTCGATAAAAGCGATTCACAACTAGCCGCCCTGCGTGCTCAGGCAAAAAAACTCGGTGCTGAAACCGCCTTCACCACACGTGACGCCGCCAGCGGCCAGGCCTTTCTGGCAATGGCGGGCTTCACACCAGATGCTATCCGTGCCGCACTGCCCGGCGTGCTCAATATGGCGCTGGCAGGCAGCATGGAACTGGGTGAAACGGCAGACATCGGCTCAAACATTCTTTCACAGTTCGCCCTGGACGCCGGAGAAATGGACCGCGTCAGCGATGTGCTGACAGGTACATTTACCCGTACCAATACCACGCTTAGCAGCCTCGGCGAGACAATGAAAGTTGTCGGGCCGGTAGCGGCGGGACTTGGGATTAGCCTGGAAGAAGCCGCAGCGATGACCGGCACGCTGGCGCGCGTGGGTATTCGCGGTAGCGAGGCCGGTACGGCAATGCGTCGCTCCCTCTCCCGCCTGGCCTCCCCCACTACGGCAGCCAAAAAGGCACTCAAAGAGCTGGGAGTGGAGACTGCCGACGCAAGCGGAAAGATGCGACGTCCGTTCGATATTCTTCTCGATCTACAAAAACGCGTTTCCCGCTTTGGCGAGGTGGATCAGGTTTCATTTTTCAAAGATATCGCCGGAGAAGAGGGTTTTACGAGCCTCCAGTCTTTGGTCAACGGCGCAGGTGATGGCTACCTCCAGTCACTCTATGAACAAATTGCAGAAGCCCATAAAAACCAGGAGGCGCTCGCCGTCGCTAACAAGAAGAAAGACAACCTTGGCGGCGATTTAAAGGAGCTGGACAGCGCCTGGGAGGCGTTTCGCATTTCTGTGGCTGAGACAGTGGACGGCCCATTGCGCAGACTGACACAGGGGCTTAGCCGGGTTATTGGCAATATTCAAAGCTGGGTAGAAGAAAACCCCCGACTTTCGCGAACGTTGTTACTTGCCGGTGGTACCGCACTGGCGTTGACAGCTGCAATTGGCGGATTGTCGCTAACTGCCGGCTTGCTTCTGGGGCCGATTGCAAAGCTCAGGCTGGGTTTTGCGTTGCTGTCGGGTGGGAGTGGCATTAGCGGGGGTGTTTCGGCGTTCCAATTGCTGACCACGGTGGGCGGTAGCTCTCTGGCAAAAATCAGTGGCTGGGGTGTTTTTCTCAGTGGTCTGGCCGGGCGTGTCAGCATCTTAACCGGAGTAATGGCACCGCTGCGTGGTGCGTTGCTGGGCGCGTTTGCCTCTCCGGTTGCTGCAATAGGTTCCTTGCTGAAAGGGATTGCAGGGCTGGCACTGCGGCTGACCGGCCTGCCAGCTCTGTTTGGCGTGATTAAGGTGGGGATGACTGCGCTGGGTGGCGGATTGTCATTGCTGTTGAGCCCAATCGGTCTGCTGGGTGCTGCGTTCGTGGCGGCTGGGGTATTGATCTGGAAATACTGGGGACCGATTAAAGCTTTCTTTAGTGGTTTTTTTACCGGTGTGATCCAGGGGTTAGCGCCAGTTTATAACGCATTTTCCCGGCTGGCGCCCGTTTTCGGGATCATTGGGGATGGCGTCAAAAACGTCTGGAACTGGTTTAAAAAAGTATTAACGCCCGTTGAGGATAGTCGCGAGGCGCTAAACAAGTGCGCCAGCGCCGGGCAGACCTTTGGAGAGGTCCTGGGGACCGCACTTAGCGTACTGCTTTGGCCGCTTCAGAAGTTAATGGAAGGCGTCGGCTGGTTACTGGAGAAGCTCGATCTCATCCCCGATGGCATTGAAAGAGCCAGGCTGGAAGCGGCCAGACTCAGGGCTATTCCGGTTATGTGGGAATGGGATGAAAAATCCGGGCGCATGGTTAAAAGGGAGTGGCAATGGTCATCTGAAAAGCCTGCAAGCAAAGGCAGCGCCCCGCCGCCCAATGTGCTCGGGGGCAACTCAGGAACAGAGCGGCGGCTGGGCCAAATCGCGGATAACACCAAAGGCCTTTTAGATGAGGAAAAGCGCAAACGTATCGGGCCAGGTGACATTGTATTTAAAAATCTCCCTCCAGCCCTTGCAGTACGTGGTGAATGGCAGGAGTCGAAGCTTGTCCGCCAGTCTGTCAGCGCTCGCCCGGTTATTGCCGCTGGCGAACCATTGATAAAACAGACACCAGCATGGCAAACGGTGCGACGGGATGACGTGGCGCGACTGGCATCTGCGGCGCAGAGCGGTGGTTTTTCCGGTGAGATCCACGTCCATTTGCATAACGTACGGAGTGACAATCCGCGTGAACTGGCGCGGCTGGTTGGCGAGGCTGTCCGTACAGAAATTGATAAACAGCAACGTGCTGCCCGGGGTTCGTTCCGGGATAACGATTAATTGGGGTAATAGCTATGATGATGGTATTTGGGCTTTTTGTATTTGAACTCAGGACTCTGCCCTATCAGCAATTACAGTTATCTCGTAACTGGCGGCACGTAAAGAATGACCGTGTGGGCCGGAGCGCAAAATGGCAGTACGTTGGCGCCGGCGAGAACCAGCTGACGTTGGGAGGGCTGCTGTATCCTGAAATTACCGGCGGCAACCTGTCGCTAGGTGCGGTCTCGACGATGGCGTATACCGGGCTGGCCTGGCCGTTAATTGATGGGGTTGGCTCAATTTACGGAATGTATGTCATCACGGGCTTGCAGGAGACGCATCAGGAGTTCGATCGCTATGGTAAGGCGAAAAAAATTGAGTTCACGCTTTCGTTGCAGAGAGTTGATGAAGATATCAGGGAGAGACTGCAAAGCACCTCTGTGAGTGAGCTGATGGCAACATTAAAGGACAGTACTGAAAATGCGTTGAATACGACACAAGGAATGGTTAGCAGACAGACATCCTAGCAAGTGGTAGGCTAATTACGTCAGCGTTTGATATCAGTAGAACAGTTGTTATTGACTATGTTTTATATCAGATCAGACTAGTTGTAGCTGCTTTCTCGGCTGCCACTGCCACCGTCTGAGTTCCTAAACACATAAAGGAGCCATGTAATCAGGGCTGCTTTTGATTGTTGTTCTTGGCTGCATCAGTTACACCCGGAATGGGTGTTTCTGGGATCAAAGTATCAACTACACCTTTCAATGAATCTCGAGCTGTATCTCTAACCGAGGGAGTGAAAAGGGACACGATACCAACAATTAGGAGCGTAGAAACCACGGTCGCAAGCAGGCCAGAAACCCCACCACCGAGCCAAGATAAAGTGCCTTTCCATAACCGGCTATACCATACTGGCCGAATAAGATGTGCACTGTACAGCGCCGCTTCTTCGCCCCACTTTTTCCATCTATCCTGCAGTTCGTTCTGGTGATTATCCGTCATCGTAGCGATTGTCTGATCGTATGCAAGAGCAACCCTATCACTCACACTACCTACCAATTGATCTACAGCACGTTTGGCTTTATCACGATAATCCTGAAGCCTTCTATCTGAATAAGCTATGCTGTCATGGAATCTTGTGAGCTCAACCTCAATGTCCGTCTCAGAAAGCAACCTTGCGCGGCATTGTATTGCCAGATCATCTTTGTCTGCTTTATACATCGCATAAGCAATCAACTGCTCCGGCTCGTCGGAGTCCTGTACAAGCTCAGTAAACACCCATTTTTTTGGCTGAGACATGTTCCCTTTCCACCAAAAACTCAAACACCCCACTTGGAGGGGGCGTTGAATCATGTTGCTATTAGCCTTTACGCACTTTATTAAAGGCTTCTTTGAAGTACCCTTTAGCTTCAGCCTGAGAGAGTACTGAACCAGCTAACGATTTTTGAACAGCTGAAGCATTTGGATTACTAAGTGTCTTACGAGCTAGCCTACTGACTGCAGCCCCCTTCTTGTTTGATTCGACGGGGCTCATTTTATGAAGATTATGCGTGATTCCCACACTACTTTTTGATGTAGTGATTTTTTGGCGTGCTACGTCTGCCACAGCTTCACTCGCTATGGTCCGAAGTTGTTCAGCTGTCAGGGTAGGCATGCGATGTGTAGTCATAATTTATACCTCCGTATATGCAAGTGAGTATATATCGACCAACAATCGATTGCATCATAAAAGGCCAACCCAATTTACGCGACCTGTTCCCTAATTATAAATACAGTAAGGACTTTAGAAAAGTCAGTTGCTGATACAAAATTACCTGCCGCATTTGGTCTAACCCAGAACCATAACCGTGCCAGAACAAACCTGAAGAGCTAAATTGCTTTTTATGCCGTACGTTTCCACATAACCAGTGAGACATACTCGTTGGTCACATCTATCGATTTGTTGCTGGATTCCTTCAGGCCTACCGCATCAGTGTAGGTTCCCTCAGTAAGCGCCAGCGGTCCACTTTTCTGATTATCTGTTCCGTGAGTAGTGTTCGGATCCCACGTTGCCCCGGGGATCTGTCACCCGATCGGTGCCAGTGCGGTGGCAGATTATCGGCTTCGAGTTTCACCTTGTTGCTGCCGCCGATCACACCATACTGAGAACCAATCCTGACAACCCTATCAGCAAAGGTTTCGCTTAAATCAGCCCATTTCTGCCATGGGAAGCGCTCCGCTGGACTTTGCTCGCCAGAGACAACAATTCCGACATAAAAAATGGCGTCAACAATTGTCTTATAGGCCGTTCCGTCACTGTTGAGTCCCAGTGCCTTGAGGGCTTCGGATGTATCGCTCAGGTCGGAAAGATTATTTTCTTTCTGAAGTGCGCCGGTTATGCGCGAGTCATCCCCCGCAGCTACCATTCCCGTCTCGGTGCCCACGTCCCGCGTAGCTGAGTTACCCAGTTCAAGATTATCCCTGGCCTCTTTGGGATCGTTTAAATCAGAAAGATTTTGTGCTCGCCGCAGATAGCGTTTATCACCTGTTTCCTGCGTGAGTGTGGCAAGCGCCGGATCGATAACAAGCTGCACGTTTGAGCTGTGCGTCAGCGTCAACACCAGCGTCAGAATGATCTCTTTGATAATGGAATCCGATTGCGCCGGGAGGTATGTCGCCGGGTATGTGCCGTAAGCGATGAGCGTACCCTTAGCGCTGACCAGCCCCGCTTCTCTGAGCGTTTTACCCGGATAATCCTGGCAGTTGATAACGATCTGCCCGCTGATAAACCCCTCATAGCTTGAATCAGAGTCAAAGGTTTCACGGCCAAACTGTCCAAAAAGCGCCGTCACAGCCGCCAGCTCATCGGGATCGGTCGGCAATGTCACGCCGCCACCATCGCCGATCAGCACGGAGGTAATATCCACCACCTCCCCCGCCTGATACGCGGCCTCGATTTCGGCGGCGCCCGCCGTGGTTAGTGTCAGTCCCGTGGCCATTATACCTCCTCACTTTTTGTTTCTGGCTCAATGCCGTACACGCTGGCAAGTTGATCATAAAAATCGTCACTCACGGTCTTGCGGTCAGCATCGATATCGCCTTCATCAAGATAAATCACACCAGCGATCTGAAGCCGGTTCAGGTGTTCCAGGAAAAACGCATCGGTCTGACAAAAGTCGATCAGGCTTTTTAATTGATTGAATGTTTTCATAGTTTGTTCGTTATCCAGTTGCCGGGTAAATCGTCGTAATCGTCCAGGCCCGCACACGCATAAAACGCGTAATAGTGCGCGGTGACGTTCGGCACTTTGCCCATAAATACCAGGCCTTTGCCGGCGAGTAATGCGCAGCTCCTGAATATTGCCGTTGTGGTGACAATCTCCGGGTAACTCGCAAGATTAAATATCGTGTTAACGTCGCTGTGTAATGACGCACAGCCGTCAAACAGATAACCCACCGTCGTTACCGCCGTGGTGTTGAGTAATCCCGCCCCGACGACTTCCAGCGCACTGCATTCCGAAAAGACATTCGTGAATACCGTGGCACTTATGCTGGCGGCAAAAAGACCGGCTGGCACTGAGCGCAGGTTTTTACAGCCCCTGAAAGTCTGGCCGTAAGAGGTCACCAGCGGGTTGCCGCTGAACAGGTTTTCCGGTATTTCCTCCACGCCGGTATTCTGGAACGTGGCGCCAAACGAGGTAATAAGAGAGCAGGACGCGAACAGCGTCGGCGGAATATTTACCAGTGAGGTGCAACCGTAAAACGTCGATCCGGCGCCGGACAGAAGAATGTTGTTTTTCAGCAAATCGCCAGGCAATAACGCCAGTGAGGTGCAGCCCGAGAATGTCAGCGTTAACGAAGTGAGGTTGATGCAACCATCAAGCAGGCCGGATGGTAGCGAGATGAGTGCAGTACAATCCCGGAAAGTCGATCCCATACCTTTCAAGGACACCATGTCGCTGAATAGCTCTTTTGGCAGTTCAACCAGCGCGGAGCACTTGTCGAATAAGAAATCGACGGCTGTCACTTTGGCGCAACCGGCAAACATATCTCCCGCGAGAGAAACCAAAGCGCGGCAACCTGAAAACGTATAGCCCAGGCTGGTTAACGCGCTACATCCCCGAAATGCGCCGTTCCCCACAGAAACCAGCGAAGTACAGTTTACAAAAGCGTATGTGAATGTCGTTACCAGCGCTTTCTCAGCAAAAGCATCAGCATCAATTTTCGTGAGCGATCCACAGTTAGCAAAAGCGTATGAGAAAGTGGTTACTTTCGCGCAGTCAGCAAAGGACGGGAGCGCGGTCAGGCCGCTGCACCCATAAAACGTACTGGCAAAGGTCGTCACCTCTACGCAGCCGCTGAAAATATCTTTCGCTACAGTTTCAAGAGAGCGGCAGCTGTAAAATGCAGAGGCGAATGTCTGCGCCTGGCTGCACCCGGCAAATAAACCCGCGCCGACCGTTTTCAGCGAACTGCAACCAGAAAAGACCGTGCCGAAATAGGTCACTTTCGACAGACCAGCAAACAGACCGGCAGGAACAGAAAGAAGCTGCGAACAGCCAGTGAATGCACCGCCAAAATGATTCGCTTCAGAACATGTTTTAAACAGGTTGGCGGGAATTGCCGTCAGTGCCGTGCAATTCTGGAATACGCCGGTGAATGCGCCGCCCGGAACATCCGCAAACATATCAGCAGGCAAGACAAGAAGATTTTTGCACGCCCTGAAGCTATAAGAGAATGTCCCTGCTGAACCGCATCCTGTAAATATTCCCGTGCCGATATTTGCAAGCATTGAGCAACCATCAAACGCGTAACTGAAATTCACCGCAGATACACAGCTGTGGAACAGATTATTGCCGATACTGATCAGGCCGGTGCAGCCTGCAAATACCGATGAGAAGTCGATCACATCGGGCTGGTTTGCAAATAGCCCCGATGGAACCTCAGTAAGCGATGTACACCCTCTGAATGCGTCTGAAAAATCCTCTATCTTCATGCGAGAAAACAACGATGCCGGAATACCTGTAAGCGACGAGCAGTTGGTAAAAATATTTTTGCAGTTATTCACGTTTGGCAAATCGTCAAATGCTCCGGGACGAATAGCCATTAATCCGGTGGTATCCAAAGCGAACCCTGAAAGATGACCTCTTTCCCCTGTAACACTAATCAATTCCACAACAGGGTTCAGTTTCGAAGAATAGTTAGATAATCGGCTGCGCAGACAGGCAGTTTCCGTGTTCTTAACCGTGATGGTGTATTCCTTTCCCTGTACTAATTCACGTGTAGGAATAACCCAACCTGAAGCTTCACTGGCGGGATCGAAACGGTAATCCCGGCTGTCAATGCCGTCGCCATAGTCAACCGTGAAACCCTCGTCCATATGAGCAAAGAATATTGGCCTGGTTGCACTGTCGATGCGGGTAATGAACTTCATTACCGCGACCACTTTTATGCTGATCACCGCACTGACGCCATTAGTCGTCGTAACGGTGACCGAACAGGTACCTCGCTTCATGCCCGTAACCAGAATATCGCCGTTTACTATCCGGGCGGTCGCGATTGTTTGATCCGATGTAGTTACCGTAAAGGTTTTATCTTCCGCGTATTCGGGGAGAATTGTCACCGTGACCGTTTCCGCGTCCCCGGGGGCCAGATTCAGCTCGTAGCGGGATAAAACCACCTGCAACGGGACAAAGCGCGGCGTGATTTTCTCCGTGGCGTACATGTAACCGGCCGCATACGAGGTTCCATGAAGTCGGCCAAATACATGAACGGAAAACCAGCTGCGCAGATTCCTGGCGCGCAGCACCGCCAGTTTTAGATCCTGCTGGTCGTATTCCGTCACCGGCAAATCGTTCTGATACACGTTCAGGCGAAAGGTATACGGATCCCCTTTCGGGTTCTGATTGAACCATTCAACAATATCCGTCCCGAAAGGACTGTCCACCAGGGCATGACGGACGGCGGCGACCGTACCACGATGGCGGTGGATGTAGTGGGCGCGCTTGATCGCATCGCGTTTCTTTTGTTCTGACCAGTTAATATTCCAGGTATCAACCTGATATTCCCACGCCAGCCACGGCAGCAGCGCCAGCGGGCAACTGTCCGGATCTTTAACCCAACGGATCAGATATACCGGCAACCTCTCCAGTGCGGCGGCGCTGGCCCTGTCTATGGCCCGCTCCACGGCGGTGGCGTTGGGTGGCAGAATGCTGGCGGGATAATTAGCGGTCATAGTCCATCACCACAAGATTGATTTTCACAGAGGTGCAATGCGGCGCTTCGCCCATCGTCGCAACGACGTCGGCGGCCGGTGAATGCAAATCGACGGTAACAACGCCGTCCTGATGCAGCGCCCCGTCTATGCCCGACCGTGCAGCTGTGGCGTTGATGAGATGCACAGAGGCGGTGTATTCGTTCAGTGCTGCGGTGGCTTTTTCCAGCACCGTGGCGGTGTCCACGCCGTAAGGGACGTAAATGTCAGCAACCACCTGATAATTCACAATCACAGCGGAGCGGACATAATCAGCCACATAATCCGTAATCGGACGCACGTCTTCCGGGTTTACCGCTGACAGGACTTTATCAAGCAGCGCCTGCGGGGCAGTCCCATCTCCGGTACGTGACAGCACGTAGAGAAAAACGCGTCCTTCCTGGTTATGGGTTTCAGGGCCATAGGCGCGCACATCGAGCACATCCGCATCCGCACCTCGCGCAAAATAGTGATAGGCATTTCTGGCGCCCGCCGTGCTCAGGCGCGCCCATGAGAGCAGCGTGCGGCCGCGCAGCGCTTCGTCGCTTTCGTATACGGCGTCCGCCTCGTCGGTGGCTTCAGTAATCAGCAGACGTTCAGTGTCAAAATTACCCGAGACCTGATCGAGATCCGCCCCCAGGGCGCTCGAAAGTAGCACCGCGCGCACGGCTTCATTGATGCGTTGCAGCAGATGGATCTCGCGATAGGTGAAGGCCTGAGCCAGTGCCGCCATCGGTTCAGATTCCAGCAGCAGCGCAGCAGACACAGAAGCCTGAAGTTCCACAGGCATGGCCGCCACGATAAGCGCCCGGATATCAGCCAGCACCGTTTCAAAATCGGGCACCTCGACGATATCAGGCTGTGGGATCTGAGATAAATCGACGGACGTTTGCACACTAGCTCCTTAGCCTGATGGTGTTACTGGTTTCTGTCATGGTTTCCGTGATAGTGCCGGTCAGTTCAGCAGTCACCGCGCCTGTTTCTGAAAACACCACATTGACGGTGGTCAGACTGATCCGCGGCTCCCACTGCGCCAGCGCAATAGCGGTGGCGCCCATCAGTTGCATGCGGGTGACGGTGTTCTGTGGCGCATCGAGTAAATCAGGTACCACACTGCCAAAGTCCCGGCGCATCACACGGGAGCCTGTTGGCGTGGTGAGGATTTTTGTCACGGACTGCCAGAGCTGATCGTGATCGGTCAGCGCGCCGGTGCCCTCCGGGTTCATCCCGGTATAACTGGCTGTCATTGCGGACCTCCCGTGGTACTCCCGCCAGACTGCACGCCACCGTGTTTATGTTCATGTACGGTGATCCCGTTTGACTGCAACACGCCGCCGGAATGGAACACATCACCGGCCATCGTGCCGCCGTGGGTCAGTTCGAAAGTGCGCGTTTTGAGGTGTTCCGTGCATTCCACCTCCGGTGTGTCCAGCGTGACGCGGGTCTCTGCCTGGATATGCGCGGTTTTAATACCGGTCACGGACAGTGCTCCGGCATCGGCGGCGGCGTCGTAATGCAGGCGCGCGCCATCCGGTGCGGTGATGCTGATTTCCAGCAGGTTGCTGCCCGTTGGCGGATTATCTGCGCTGTATGCAGAGCCAATCACAAACGCGTTTTCAGGGTTGCCGCCCGGACAACCGATCCAGACCTGCTCCCCTATCGAGGGCGGCAGCCAGATGCTGAATGCCCCTGCGCGGGTGACGTTCCAGCGGATCCAGGTGGTCAGCAACCTGCCGGAGCGAACGCGCACCGCTTTCTTGTCGGCGCTGATTTGTTCCACGACGCCCAGGCGCAGAATGTTTTCCAGCAGGCGCATCAGCTCAGCATTCATGACGCACCGCCCAGACTGCTGATAACGGCGTTTTCCGTAGCGCTCAGGTCTGCCGGAGTTATGCCCAGTAGTTCACGCGCCGGGTACTGCGCGTAAGCGCCCGGACCAACCTCGTCTTTGAGGCCGTACTGGTGAATACGGGCAATGCGCGCAGCGATGCCGTCAAATCCTACGGTGACGCCGCCCGCGTCCGGCCTGAGCTTCATAAAACGCAGGGTGCGCAGGCGGGTAAACATCGGTGCTTTTTTTGTCTCTGAATGCGTAGCTGATTGCGTTTTGATTTCCAGATACCGCTCGATATCGGCCCGGTAGAAGGTGCGGATATCCCGGCGCTTCTCGTCAAAACCCGTGATTGTCCGGCCATATTTACCGCGCCCGCCGCGCCAGTTTTTCAGCGCCCGCACCTCGTTATTCCAGAAGAACTTGATCCCCTGCTGGGTGCGGTAAACCTTACGGCGGCGCACGGCATAGCCGCTGCCGTCCGGGTTTTTCTGTGACGCGATACGGCGCTGCTGACTGCGACGCAGTGCCAGACCAATTTTGCGCGCGGTACGGGTGCGCCCCGCCGGGCTGACGCCGTCGAGGATGTCCTGAAAGACTTGATCCAGCTCGCTGAACATGCGATCGCTCACGCTCCGGCCTCCTGAAGCATGCCTTCAAATACCAGCCCCCAGCCTGCGGCGTGGGGTGCCAGCACGCGCGGGCGCGGCTCTGGCAAATGCTCGGCATACGGCACACCGTTTTCATCCAGTTGTACCAGTACCCGCTGACGCACCGGCAACTCAAACATCAGATCGGCGGTGTCATCGTTGTTAATCAGTGTGGTGAATTTAATCTGCTGGTTTTTATCGGGGTTCAGCAGCAGATCGGGCTGATTAAACCAGAGCCAGGCCATCAGCGGCAGCGTGAAGTCGTCAATGCTCCCTGCGTAGTTCATGACGAACAGCACCAGAGAATAGCGATACATGAACGACGGCGTTTCACCGGTAGTTTCAATGCCACCCTCTTCAACAAACACCGTCCAGGCTTCCGGGTTCGCCCGACACCAGGTATTTGCTTTCTCTATGGCGGCGCGGAGTGTGTTTATCTTCAGCATTTATGGCTCCTTACGGGTGTTCTGGCGCAGACTGTCCCACTGGCGGATCGCCGCTTTGTCAGCATTGCAGGCATCAAGCGCATCCATCAGCCTGTCGCTGAATATCGCCACCGCGCCCCAGGTCACTGGCTTATCCAGCGCCGGGCGTGGCGTCTCTTCGGTCAGGCTCTCCGGGACGGGTTCACGGACCAGTTGAATGATCGGCGCGGGCGGTGCGTTTTTGCAGGCTGCGGCTGACAGCGTCAGGCACAGGAGTAACAGCGCACGTGTCACCATTGAACGCGGTCTGCATTGCTTCACGTCGTCGCTCCCCTTCTGCATTACGCTGTTGCTCACGGACTTTTACCTCTGCCAGTAACTTATGGGTTTGTATGGCGGTCGCCTTCACTTCCTGAATAACCTGGTCGTAACCGGTCGCCGTTTCGGTCAGCAACTTGTTGCGGGTCCTGGCCTCGCTCAGCTGGTCGGTCTGCCACCAGACAGCAGCCAGAAGGACAAGCATCACAATCACACTGCCCGCCCTCATGACGGCGTACTCAGGCCCAGCAGGCACCAGGCTTTAAAATCATTGCGCCGGTTAACCAGGCCGGCGGAGCGCTTACCGCCCACATTGACGAAATCAGTCAGCCTGTTGCACATCTGCGGCCATTGTCTGGCCTGGGCATGCTTCCAGATCGTGGTCCTCTGCTTGCGTCCGTTTTTATCGGTGAACCACATCAGCCCGGTGCAGCCCAGATTCAGGGCGGCATCAGTCATGGCCTCAAAGGTGAGCTGAGGCATGTCGGCGCCGTGAAAATTGTTATTAATACAGTTTTCTGCCCGTTGCAGATCATTGATCCAGCGTCGCGCTATTTCCTGGTTGCTGTATTCGCGGTTTTCCACGCCGCCCGTGGAGCCGATACCAATGGTCAGAGCACCCGCCGTGCAGTAATAAGGCGTGCTGCGGCAGTCTTCCCAACCTGCAATTTTCTGCTGCCCTTCTTTCGACGTTCTGACGCTCCCGGGCGCCAGCGAAATGCCCAGAGCCACAATCACCGCAATCGAACATTTTTTGATGATGTTCTTCATGCAGGTTTGTCTCCGTGCAGTTGCTCCAGCAACTGCCGCTCGCGGTCCGACAGATTGCGGGTTTCCGCCTGGCGGAGAATCTGCTCGATCAAATCGTTACGGCGCTGGCTGGCCTGCTCAATGCGGCGGCGGTGAATCGCCAGCCGGACGGCGGAAACAATCCCCAGAAGAAGTCCAGCCAGCGCCAGCTTTTCGCTGACGGTCATCACGCCCACGCCGGTCACCAGGGCGGATGTTGCAAACGCAAAATATTCGTTAATACGATCCAGAGTCATTCCCATAACTGGACGGTTACCCGTTCCACCTCGCTGGTTATCACGGGCATTTCGATCTCCTGCCCGGCATTCAAAAATATCTGGTTGCTCAGTCCTGGATTGGCTTCGAGCACCTTCTCCGTGACACCTGCGGTTTTGCCGTAATGACGCCAGCAGAGCTGATCAACCGTGTCGTTTTGCAACGCCCTGACTTTCATCAGAACAGCTCCGCATAGATACGGGCTTCTTCCCGAATGTCAGCGATACTCCAGCGTCCGTCCCGCCAGAGATCATCTATTTGCCTGTCCAGGGCTTCGGCGTCTTTGTCACCTTTTGGCGTGGTGCCAACATCCCTGTAACCCTCCAGAACACTGGCGCGCGTGAAGGAGTAGACCGCACGCCGGAAGCGGTAAACTTTTGCGCTTTCGCCGTTAATCTGCTCGACAGGTTCACCGACAGAAGTCAGCAGCACAGAGGCCAGAGATTCCGCACCTTCCGCTTCCCTTTGCTTGCGCCAGTCCTTCAATTGATCCGCGACATGCAGCGCGGCCTCCGTTGCCATATGCATTAATCGGGATGTTGTAATGTCACCGGCGATGCGGGCAGCCAGGCGCAGATCGTGGAGTTTTACCGTCGGCCAGAAAGTGTCGATGGCAATCTGTGCGCCGCCGTCGTCCACGTCTGTCACATCACTTTCAGCAGGTCTGACGGGGCGCTGTGCGATAAAACTCATCGTCGTTTCTCCGGTAGGTCAGGCGGTGGGCGTCCGGTAAAAAGACCGCATTACGGGCAGATCGCCGGGCGCGCCGCCTGTGGCGCGGGGCCAGTTCATTACGCTCAGGCGTTTACTTTGTGGCGGTTTTCGTTGTCTTTTTTGCCGCCGTTTTGCGGGTGGCTTTTTGAGTGCCGGCCGCCGTTTTCGTCTGCTTGCGCGTTCGTGTTGCTTTTTCTGTTGCGGGTGTTTCGGTTGCTGCTGTATCGCTGGATGAAGTCTCATCTTCCGCATCACCACTTGCCGCGCTGGTCTGCGACGCCTTTTTCAAAGCGCTGACCAGAGAAGCGATCTCCCGTTTCACACCGGCACCCGGGTTCAGGCTCATGGCTTCCCGGAAGAGTTTCAGCGCTTCGCCTTTGGTTTCCGCGTCTTCCGTGTCGCGACGGCAAAACGCTCTCACCTTGCACAGCTTCGCGCGGACCTCATCCGGCATATCACTGTCAGCCACAATTTCGGCCAGCTCGTCCAGCATGGGGATATAGCCTGACAAATCGGCTCCGGCGTCCGTGGTGGCGAGGTTCAGAATGGGATTGCAGATTTCCTCGGCCAGTACCGTGGGTGCCGGGCGGCGATAGTTGTCATCCGGCATGCTCAGGCCATGCTTAACGACATAGCGCCCGATACGCAGCGCCAGCGCATAGTCGGAGCAGTCCACCGCCCACACCATCAGCGTGGTGATGACCGGATCCGCGCGCCCGCTGTCGCCCTCGATCGTGCCGTCAATCCATCCCTGAAACTCAGGAAGGATGCTGGCCTTTACAGCGGCCTTCGCCTGGCGGGACTGGATTTGGCTTAGCGAAGATTTATGCATATGCAGGCGAAAGAGGATCTGCTCATGCGCGGTGCGCGTCTCCGCGTCACGCTCATCACTGATGCCCCGCCTCTCTGCCATGACCTTCTGAAAGTGTCTTTGTGCCGGTGTCAGCATGGGTTCATTCTCCTGGGCGGGCTTGCTGCCCGCCATGTGATGGGGATTATCAGGCGAATGTCACGCCGTCGATCATGGCAATCATGCCGTACTCTTCAATGACATAGTCATCATTGCTGGACTGGTAAGTCGCCACGCGGTTGTAGTGCGGCTCTTCCCGGATAGAGCGACGCAGGGAGCCTTTCTGGTAGTACACAGAGAGGTTTTTCAGGTTGGTGATGAGTACGACATCTTCAGGAATACCCGGGACAAAGACCGTCGGCAGACCGCCGATCTTTTCCTGGCTGACAATGAGCTGCGCGGCCAGCAGTTCGGTATTCGGATTGGTCTGGCTGAGCGCGTTCACTTTCGGTAGATTCACTTTCAGCAGCAGATCGGACGAGAGCACAGTGACCAGACCGGGAGCGCGGCGGAACCAGGGATCCATAAGGCTGTGACGTGCATCAAGCACGGCGGCATCAATATTGCCGTAGGTGCCTGACGCAATTATCGCGTTATTCTCATCACGGGAGGTCAGCGTGATACCCGGCATAATGCGCTGCGGCGCTTCATTGCGGATTTTTTGCAGCCAGCCAACACCGCAATCCTGCAATAACGGGTAGGTCGTGCGGTCGGAGTTTTCAGAGTAATGCGTGCCATTAAAGCCAATCATCTGGCGATCCAGCCCCAGCTGACGAGCCATCGCATTACTGATTAATGACTGAAATTCAGGGTGACCGGCCCACGCGTCCAGCTCCGCATACGAAAGCGCATAGTCATAGTTGGTTTTGCGGCAGTGGTAGTTCTGCGGCTCTTTGTTATGGTTCGGTGCAGGGTTACGGCGGTTGGTGCCGTCCGAGCTGTTATTGGTGCTCGCCATCGGTCCCTTACTGCCAATTTTTACTTTCTGCCCTTCCTGCTCTTTAACCCCAAAGTGGTTAACCAGCTTCATGAAGTCATCCGACTCCATGGCGGCCTGTTCCAGTTTTTGCTGGATAGTCGGATCGACGCTGAAACGATTGGCAACGGCTGAGGGTGAGACACCGTTCAGATGTGCCTGGCGCACAATGTACTTATCAAATAGTTCGCGGGTCTGGTTTTCCATGGTTACCTCTTAGAAGTCTGCAAGCTGCGCGCTGCTGTTGCCGGTTGCCGCCGGTCTTGCGCTGTAATTTTCTGCGGGCTGGAGCTGAAGCTGACCGCGCAGCTCGTTAAGTTCGCTGGTCAGTTGCTGAATGGTGGCTTTATCCTGTTGGCGTTCCTGTTCCAGGGCTCTGAACCGGTCAATCTGGTCTGCCTGAGATTGAGCAACGGCTTCAACAACCTGATGCAACTGACTGAAACGCTGATCGTCGGTTTTCTGGCCTTTGCCAAGGATGCCCATCACTCGGTTGAACCAGTTGACGCCCTCCTCGCTGCGATGAGCTGCCAGTTCGATCACTTCAGCTTCAAGCGCATCAGAGAACAGCGGCGCCTCGATCTGCTGGTTATTGAAGGCCATCACCTGCGCGCGCTGCTGCGCGGCAAATTTAAGGCGCTCAGTCCCCAGACTTGCCGGGGTGTCCGTCATCGCCAGGCCGACCACATACGCCTTACCGTTAAGGGCAAACTGCGGATGCAGCTCAATACTGGAATAGATTTTTTTCCCTTCATCGGTGAGCTGCTTCATTCGTGCCGAAGCGTCGATCTCGGCATAGAGCGCCGTACGACCGGCCAGCGGCCCTTCGGTGATATCCTCCGCGCTTAAAGCAACAACATCCCCCATGGCGCCAAAATTGCTGTCAGGAAGCATGGAGAGATAGTGCTCCACGTTCACGCGGGCGCCGTAAACGGCCGGGTTGTAGCTCGCCGCCGCATCGCGGAGGTGCTGCGGCTGGATCTCGCGCCCGTCAACGGTGGCGCCGGAAACCGCAACGCGAAACTTTTTGCGGGCGGGTTTAGTCGTGCTGGCCATGTCGTTTTATCCTGTTGATTAATGTCAGTCGCTGCATCATCGCAGAGCCTGAAAGCCCGGCGCCACGCGGTTTTGTTGTCGGAGAACGGCCAGACCTGAAAGCCCGAGCCGCGAGGATCGCGCGCAGGTAATCTCCCTGCTCAAAAGGGGGAAGTGATGATTCAGGATGCGTTTATTCGATTAAGGGCAAAGCAGCTCTACTGGCAGGGTTACCCGCCCGCCGAAATTTCGCGACTCATGGGTATCAACTCAAACACGGTTTATTCGTGGAAAAAGCGCGACGCATGGGATGACACAACGCCCATCAAACGGGTGACGCAATCCATTGATACCCGTCTCTGCCAGCTGAGCGCGAAAGACAATAAAACCAGTGGCGATTTCAAAGAGATTGATCTGTTAACCCGGCAGTTGAAAAAGCTGGATACCGGACAGGCCTCCACTACCACCGACATTAAAAAAACCAGTCGTCGCAAGAAGAAAAATCACTTCTCCGAGGAGCAGATCGAGGCGTTGCGCTTAAAAATTCTCGACTCTCTCGCATGGCACCAGCGCGGCTGGTACGAACAGCGCGATCAGCGTAACCGGATGATCCTCAAATCGCGGCAGATTGGCGCTACCTGGTACTTTGCACGCGAGGCATTGCTGGGCGCACTGAGAACGGACGTTAAGCACGACTACCAGCGCAACCAAATTTTTCTGTCAGCGTCCCGCAAGCAGGCGCTCCAGTTCCGCAACTTCATCCGCAAAGCGGCTGAAGAGGTGGATGTCGAACTTAAAGGCGGCGAGCAAATCACGCTGTCAAACGGCGCGGAGCTGCATTTTCTCGGGACATCGGCGGCGACCGCGCAGTCCTACACGGGGCACCTGCGATTTGATGAGTTTTTCTGGACCGGTAACTTTATCAATCTGCGTAAAGTTGCCGGCGCCATGGCAACGCTCAAAGGCTTAACGCGCACGTACTTCTCCACGCCATCGAGTGAAAGCCATGAAGCCTATCAGTTCTGGACCGGCGATCGGTGGAATGCGAAACGACCTAAAGCGCAGCGGGTTGATTTCGACGTGTCCTGGAAGAAAACGCATAGCGGCGTGCTTTACCCGGATAAAACGTGGCGGCAGATCGTCACTATTCAGGACGCTATCAATAACGGCTGGGACTACACCGACATTGATGAAATCCGGGACGAAAACAGCCCTGATGAATTTGAAAACCTGTACATGTGCGAGTTCGTCAAAGACGGCGAAAGCGCGTTCAATCTTAGCCAGTTACTGGGGTGCGGCGCTGACGGGTATGACGACTGGCCCGACTGGAAACCGTTCGCCAGTCGCCCTATGGGCCAACGTGAGGTGTGGCTGGGCTACGACGCCAACGGCGGCAGTGGCAATGGTGATGCCGGTGCTCTGTCCGTAACGGTCCCTCCCCTTGTGGCTGGCGGCCGGTTTCGCACGGTTGAATTGAAGCAACTGCGAGGGCTTGAGTTTGAACAACAGGCGGCAGTCATCAAAGAGGCTGCCGAGCGCTACAACGTCACTCACATCGCCATCGATGGACAAGGCGTCGGGGAGGCGGTCTGGCAGATTGTTAAAAACTGGTTCCCGGCGGCTATTTGCTACCAGATGAGCCTCTCTTCCAAGCGCGCCCTTGTCCTCAAAATGTTGCAGGTCATCCGCGCCGGCCGCTGGGAATATGACCGCAGCGAGCAGGGCCTGGTCAGAGCCTTTAACGCTGTTCGCAAAGTTGTTACGCCCGGCGGTTTCATCACTTACGAAACTGACCGATCGCGCGGCGTAAGCCATGGTGATATGGCGTGGGCAACCATGCTTTCGATTATTAATGAACCGTTGGGCCAGGAAAGTGGCGGCGGTGGTTTCGCAATGGGATGGTAACTGTGAAAAAGAAATACGGTAAAAAGCCGATAGCCAGCACCGCCGGTTCTGACATTGCGGAGTCACTGAAGGCCGATCCCGCGTTGACAGCGTTCAGCTTTGATGGCCCTTATCCCGTGCGTGATATGGCCGATTTGCTGGACAATCTCTATTGCCTGGACAACGGGCGATACTATGAGACGCCAGTGGATTTTTACGGGCTGGCTAAAGCTCCACGTCAGAGCGCCTGGCATGAGTCGGCGTTGTATTTCAAACGAAATGTGCTCACCGGCTGCTTTATCCCGCACAAGCTGCTCAATCGCCAGACCTTTTCCGCGTTTGCGCTGGACTGGTTCACGTTTGGCAACGCCTATCTCGAATTGCCGCGTAATCGCCTGGGCGGCCCGCTACCCTTCAAACACTCTCTGGCGAAGTACACCCGGCGTGGGAGCACAGATCTCGATCAATACTGGTTTATCCGGCGCTGGAAAGAAGAGCACACGTTCAAATCAGGAACGGTTTGTCACGTTCTGAACCCTGATATTAATCAGGAGGTCTACGGTATGCCGGAATATATGGCAGCACTGCTGGCCGCCAGCCTGGCCCACTCCGCTGACATGTTCCGTAAGCTTTACTACGACAACGGATCGCATGCTGGATGCATTGTGTATATTGGCGCTGGACAAGTTGACGATAAAAGCATGAAGGCAGTCAAAGAGACGTTGACCGGTGCGCGCGGTAAAGGGGCATTTAAAAACCTGCTGCTGCATGCGCCAGGCGGCGGCAAAGACGGCGTGCAAATCCTCCCCTTCCAGCAGATCACGGCGAAAGATGAGTTTATCAACATTAAGAACGCCACCCGGGACGACATACTCGCAGCGCACCGTATCCCGCCGCAGCTGATGGGCGCCATGCCAGAGGGAAACGGATCATTTGGGGATATCGAGAAAGCCGCCCGGGTCTACGCTATCAACGAGCTGACGCCCGTAATGGAGGCGCTGAAGGTGGTGAACGAGTGGATCGGAGAAGAAGTGATCCGCTTTAACCCTTACGCGTTGCTTACCCCTGAGAAATAACCGCCAGAAAATTCAGTTTCTTTAAACAATATCAGCCATTTATAACAGGCCAGCGTTTTCGCTGGCCTCATCTATTCTGCTGAAAAAAATCCCGCATCAGCGCCCCTCTGCGCGTCGCTGCTTTTTGCCTGCGCGAGGGCATGCCTCCACCCCAAACGACCACTCACAGTGACGCAGAACCCATGAAATTGCGTATTCTGCCGCCTTCCCTACCCTGACCCGTTTGCGGGGGCTTGCCCCCGTCACCTGCGCACAGTGAACCTGTTGTTTTTCGTGCATGCACAAAAACGGACAGCAATAGCGCTCTGGCTGCCTTAGAAAGAAAATGGATGTATGAAAAAAAGTGCAAAACTTTATAAATTCTTGCAACTGAGTCATTGTTTAGAGTAAAAAATAGAGCCCAAAGGGGTCATTCTTTGGGCAAAAAATGTTTACTGTTTTTTCTTACGAGTCACAAAGGCCTTACCTATGATAGCCGCAAATGCAATGCACGCCTCAATTCCTTTCTTATCAGCTAATTCAATGAGAAAATGACCAACTTTTTGCTCATTAAACCCATCTTTAATCAATAAGGTTGTAATCTCATCAATATTCAAATCACTTAATTTCGTATCTTCGTAATCAAATTTACGCCGCGGATCATTATCATAAAACTTAGACGACTTATTAACCATTACAGGCTCTGTGGTGCGCATAGGTTCACTGTTACGGAGTACAGGTGTATCTATAGCTTTAATATCACCAACTTTGCTCTTTATAAGAATCGTTTGGCCAAATTCAAGCTTCATCCACTGCCAAGAAGCTGTTTTTGTTTTCCACACTTCTTCGTTTAAGGCTTGAGCTTTGCCGAGTCCCAAGACATAATACTCCCCAGCATTATCCCTAACTAAACTATCACTCTGTGTTTGTGGAGGAACCCATTTATTAATATTTGGATAAATAAAGCTACTTGACGGTATACCCTGTGAAACCTTATTTAAACGTATAGCCTCATCAATTATATATTGGCTATCTTGTATATCCCAACGGGCATTTCATTATAACAACCCATAATTGCACCAGCCATACTTCCAATAGAGTCAGTATCGGTACCTAATTGATTAACGCAAGTAATCATTGCCTCGTAAGGAGTTAATCCTTTAAAATAAAAGCACAAGAGGCTACTAGCAATGGCTGTATTAGTTGCAGCACCTCTTCTGGAATCTTTATCACACTCTAACGCTTTAATTGAAGCACTAAACTGCTCCGATGGTTCACTGAATTTATTAGCTGCTTCAACAGCTTTTGATAAAAATTCCTTTGTCTCTATCCTGATCCTTTCAACTTCTTCAGCTAATTTTTTATTACTAATAGCTTCCCAATTGGGTAACCACAGATTTTTTAATTCATAAACACTATTAATCTTCTCTGGCAAAGATGAAAGGTCGTCAATAATTCTTCCAAGTGTAGATATGTTAACAGGCTGACTATTTAACAACGCATATTGCAACGTATCCGCATGTATTACGGCCCCACAAACGGCTAGCAAATGCCCATGGGTAACAAGTGAGTCTTTTATTACTGGAATAGTGTATGCTTTTCCGGGTAAATCTTTACAACTCCAAACGTGAGGCTGTATTCTCATAGCGGTTCCATTACCGCCTGCATTAATATATTCAGTCCCGTCCGTTTTATAAAAATTTGAAAACCAAGTAGTATCCTTGCGCAATAGATTATTAGCAGCCCACTTAGTTGCACGACCTGCACCCAATGCATAAGATAGCCATACAGGAAGCTCGACTTTGGCGAAAGATTCTATATCAAATTCACCATTATCTCTAATCGCCCGTGATACAGCTAATCTTAGTTGAGTGTCATCTGAGTATGTTCCAGCTGGAAGTCTTACAGTTACCCCAGAATAACCGCCAATTTTTCTATTCCATCCTACAGGGTGAACCAGATAAGAATCACCTGTTCTGCGCTTCAGTCCCTGCTCATCTGTAAGCTCTGAAATCCAACCAATAGCATCACCAGCGGCCGCCCAAAGTGCAGAGTTTATGGTTTGTTTATCTTTGAGTAAGTTCATTTTACCCTCTTATTATATATTTGGCACACCGGAAAATTTATCTGGGCATATAATAACATCTACATCTTGAAAACCCAAGCTCACTAGTGTTCCATGGATCGAAGCTGCTTGCGCAAGATCTTGTACATATACGCACCGAAGATAGTCCAAACTTAGGGGATTCGGATACAAAACCTCCGCTTGCTCGCAAGTTGGCAGAGATTTATGTCTTCCATTACGAGAGATAACGTTACTATACCAACGGGTAATATTTTCACTATACATCGCTCGTAAACCTGAAATTCCAGATGCTCTTTTTACCCCAGTGTAAATGTTATTTGTTGTGGTAAAATACACGCCGTCATGTGTTAATATAATTGGTTCGAACGACATAATACACCACCACCTATTCAGACAAGTAGATCTTGCAATGGCTGAGCGAAAATAATGAGTATTAATCTCACCAATTGACATGTTGATATAATCCAACCAGTTTTCATCTTTATTAAAAGTAGCCTGAGCCTCTTTCCTTTCGCTAGAGACTGGAGTTGCTATATGGCTAAGATACTGTTCTTCATCCAAAGCCTTTCGAGAAAGTACTTCTTTCTTACTTGCGCAACCGGTTAGTCCTCTTTCAGTTGTAAAATGCAAAACTTCAATTATATCATTATCTTTTATAAAATCTTGTATAGTCATTTAAAGGTTAACCTCATCAAAAGTTCCATCAGTGAAATAGTCTACCAAATCAGATTTTTCAGACTCTTTATAACCAATGATTACTGTTTCCTTTGCCCTACTAATAGCCATCGCAAGTAATCTTCTCAACTGTTGAAGCTTATCATCATACTCACCTTCCTGATGTCGCATATTTGCAACACTTAACCCAAGGATTATAACATGATCAAACTCAAGCCCTTTAGCTGAATTCATTGTAGATAATGCAATATTCTCAGGTCCTCTTGGCCATACTCTATTCTTAGTAATTATTACATATGGGAGATTATTATCATTCAATTTTTTTTCGATTTCTGAAAACCACTGACCACCTTTGGGCTTCAAGAAAGCTACAGATTCATTTTCTAAATTAACATTTTTACGAATATAATCTATGGCGTACTGTACTTGTTGAGAATAGAAACCTTTACATACAACAGGCTTAGGTCCATGTCTTGTGGTTTGAGTAAAATCACTAATACTCCCATCGTCATCAATTGTTAACCCGTCAGTAATTGAAGCGGCAAAAGTAGCTATTTCAATAGTATTTCTATGATTTTCTCCCAATCGATAATAAGCCGTATTTCTCATATCCAACCCAGTCTCAGCCCAAGTGAAACCTCTTGGGTATAATCGCTGCCTTGTATCAATCACAAAAGTCAAGAAACAGTCATCCTTAAGATGATTCAAAATAGCTCTTATTTGATTCGCTGAAAAATCTTGGGTTTCATCAACGATGATAATATCGTAATCCAAGCATTTATTGTTGATCATTTTTTCACATTGCGTATGCCAATCATCTAATCCACACGCAATCAAATAATCCTCGTATTGTCTAACGATATTTATCAATCTTTGTCTGGTAGTTCTTGTCACTTGCGGTGATAATCCTCGCCCAGTCCTTTCAACCGTCAAATATCGTTCTAAATCAGGACTTCGAAAACGTCCCCTCATATAATCTATTTCGCCAAGAATAAAATCCAGTTCATATCCTAAATCTAAAGACTTACCGCATAAGAATGAGTCGCGTACTTTGTCGTTTATTAAAACTGTATTAATATGTCTTCTTGCCCAATTAGCAAACGTATCATTTTCAACTTCAACCGGAATAAATCCCGCGTTAATACTATCATTAATTAATCCTTCAATATAACCTGATAAAGTCCTATTAAATGAAAGAACTAGTGCTTTTATTGGGGTTGGGTCATTATCAAGTTGTCTCCTGTAAGATAGTGTGTTCACTATTGCAGTTAAACGTAACAGTGCACTTGTAGTTTTGCCGCTCCCCGCTGCGCCACGGATAACCACAACACCTGGGGTATTTCGACTGACTATTGGTAATTGTTCTCGTGTTGCTTGATGATTTGATAGTATTTTCACGGTTTATTCCTTAAAAATAATTTCCATATGACATTTTTAGCATGCTACCAATGAGTTATGTATGTTTAAACTCAGAAAACACTATAACTAAAACCATCAAATTCCTATAGAACTGAAATGAGTTTATGAAATTTTATAATCTTTAATTCAAAAAAAAGGTTTTTTTATAAATATTTCGCATATTAAATGCATTGACTCCTTATAGTATCAGCAATGAATTATTAACCACCTAATAAAAAAGATGATTAGCTCACTTAAGTTTTGACCTTTTGTCTGATCGCTTTCTTCCAACGCGTTACCAAGTCATGTGCTGCCATATATTCGGTTGTCGGTCGGTCTTTATTACCAGCCTCATCCACTGTTGTCTGTCTCAGAATACCGTCGCTGATAGCGTAAACTTTGCCACCGTGGCAAATTCGAGCGCCTCTAGCAATCGACCTCACCACTTTATCGCTGACGAAGATCCGGCAGGTGCGCATCTGGTCGCCAATGCTAGCAAATGCTTCTTCGGCGATCTTGTCTTTTAACTCCTCCTCACTCAGCTTTGGCGGTTGCATATCTGCGGCGTGCACAAATGCTTGATCTGAGCGTTCACGGAGCTCTTTCCTCAATCTGTCGGTGATCTCCTGCCTTTGCTGGCGTGAATATCGTCTTAACTCTTCGATATTCTGCGGAAGTTCTGTCCTTTCTGACGGTGGTCTTTCATCAAATTCGAAGCGGCCCGTACAGTTATTGACAGAACTCCAAGGGGCCGCGTCGCGGCCTTCTAAGGTCAAATTCTCGACCGACGATGGCTTATGCTTCGGTACGATTTTGTAATCGTTGGTGCGGGTATAAATGACCGATTCACTGACCGTAAAAGGACAATAGACGCCGCTGATTTTGGCGACTGTGTCACCATAATCATTGCCGTTTTCGGTGTATTCGTAATTGAGACGAACACGCAAACAATCGCGAGTTACAAACGGGCCGCCCTGGGCGTTGACGTATCCCGGCCAGTCGGGCGCATCAGCAGCAGCACGGGCAGCTTCAAGTTCCGGGTGCAAGACAAGCTCACGACTTCCTAGGCGCCTTAGCTCGCGCCATGTGGATACAGGCGCGCCGCCAATCTGTTGAAACTGGCGAATACTCCAGCGTGAAGCCCACGCCCGCACGCGCTTTGCCATCTCTTTAACGGGTTTGCCTGACTCGTGATCAAACTCGCCATCCATTCCATAACCGTCGATATTTTTTGAGATGTACTTTGCGATGTATCCCGTTGCCGATCCAAACTCTTCATCAATTGGTTTGGCAGTAAAACGATACTGAGCCGCGCCGGGTTCGCTTCCATCCACCTGGAGGGCGTACTCATGAAAAATATCAGTGGCAAGCTCCACCTCTTCCGGGCGGAGAAATAACAGCAGGTGCCAGTGCGGCGTTCCGTCGTGGTGTGGTTCGGCTACACGGAAACCAAATGTGCGGATGCCTTCCCTTCCCCATTTGGCGCGTACACGTGACCAGACGTTGCAAAGGTACTTTTGAGTTTTGCGTGGGCTGGCATTGCAGTATTTATCGTTGCGCTTGCCGGAATGCACATGTGTGGCGTGATAACGTGACGGTGCGGTCAACGTGTAGAACATGCCAACCAGTCCCATCTCGTTAGCCATATCCTCAAAACCGCGCATGCGCACCATCAATTCATGACGGGCGATCTTCGGGTTGGAAACGCTGCCCATGACCTTATCGAGCAAGGAGGTACGCTCCCCAGTGTCCTGGTCTTCCAGCTCCATCGCCTGAAGGTATTCAAAGTTGGCTTTTTTTTGTGCTATCCACTCCCTGAGGCAAGGCTCAGAGCAATAGGGTGATGCCACTTTGCTGACGTAGCTAGTGGCGATCAGGAGGTGCTCGCGCCAGCGGTCATGGATTTTGCGGAGCTTACCTAGCCACCACTTTTCCGTTTGAAGTCTGGCAATAACACGCAATGCATCTTCTGCTGTCAGTGCTTCATCGCAATACTGTTTCCAGCCAGGGATCGCAATATTGAGTGAGGACGCTTTACTGGCAATAGCGCCGTAAGCGTAGATCGTGGAAAACTCCACATCTGCCGTTTTCTCGTACCGAAAATCAAACTCGCGCATAAACTCGCTTTTCATCAGATTGGCGAGCCTATAGGCCAGTCGTTTCAGGCGCTTTTTATCTGCCCATGGCAGCAGATGAAAATCATCACGTAGCGGAAAGAGAATTGCAGGCAGATTACTTTGCGGCAGATATTGTGCGTTTACCGCATCAACACGACGCAATACATGGCGCTCAAACGTGTTGAATAACCAGCGTACAGCCTCTTTCCGGTCCCTACGGTCCAGAGTTTCAAGGTGCATTGAAAAGCGCTTGCGGATAAACGCAGGGAGAGCCTGGACGCGGCGCCGCAGATGACGCGCCAGTCTTGTGAGATCAAATGCCCTGCGCGCCTCCCCATCACGAGGGCGCAACGGTACCCGATAAACAACATCAACAAGATCGCTATAGGCAAGTGCCTTACGCTCGCCTTTTGGGGTGAGATACTCAATTGCAGACTCTTCGGCGTTGCTTGGATTAATAGCCCGCCGTTGGGCATTCCAGCTCCATGCCAGGGCTGTGGAATCAGGCATAGCTCACCGTCGTTATCTTATTTTGCCTGGGCTACGCCACAACAAGCCGGCACACCAAACATTTCGGCATATGCCGCATCGCCCATCACCGCCCCACAGTCCGGGCAACCTCCACCACCAGAACGACCGCAACCGCCGCACACGCAAAGTACGCCAATCACTTCACCGGCCATATGGCGGGTTTTGGCGCTAACGGAACGTCGAACTCTGAAGGCGTGGAGATTGAAAGCGGAGTAGATCTGGCGTGTTTCTGGTGTGTCGCTATTCGAGATGACCGAGCGCGTGCCATGCTGGCAATTAACGTCAAGTAGCGCCGTAACCAAAGCGCGGTGATCGTCCAGGGTAAATGGCTTGCCGTAAGCGGTAAAATTGGCTGTTTTGCTAGTCGGGATGTACGGCGGATCGCAGTAAATCACGGAGTCCAGGCGGTTCCTTGCAACGTACGGAATAGAAGTACGAAAATCATTACAAAGAAAGAGCGCGTGAGTATCCTGCGCCTTTTCAGCAAACAAGCGCATTTCGGCTTCTGGGAAATAAGGCTCCTTATAGCTGCCAAAGGGGACATTGAAGCCGCCATCCCTGTTGGTGCGATAAAGCCCGTTAAAGCAGTGGCGGTTCAGGTATAAAAATGAGGCCGCCCACCGTACAACGTAATCATCTGCACACTCGTCATCCCACGACAGGTGGTTGAACAACTTGCGCTCTTCGTAATAGCTATCTTCGTTATTGCCATTTCTGAATACGTTCCTGGCGATCAGTATCAATCTTTCAGGGTCTTCCCTGAGCGCGCGGAAGAAATTGATCAATGCGCGATTGCTGTCACAAAGCACATAGCGGCGGTATTCCGTATTCATAAAGACTGTGCCACTGCCTACAAAGGGCTCAATCAAGCAATCGGCTTTAGGTAAGTGCTTCAGCAGCTCCGGCAACACGCGGGTTTTACCGCCAGCCCACTTAAGAGGTGACTTAATCATTTGCGGCATTCCTGGTTATAGGTTTCATGGGTCATCAGTCGCCACTGCTTACCACCGTTTTTACTGAGCAAACGCCAACGGAGGCCAATGCGGATCACGAGATAGGCGTGTGGCTTGACGCGGGTGTAATTACGCTGTCCACGAGCAAAGCAATTCAGGGCGGCAAGCGCCCTCTTACAAACCGGCAACGGCGCGTTACAAACAACAGACAGATGCGAATGCATGGCAGCCCTCATAGCGATCCAATGTGTGGAGAGGTCAAGCGCTGCCAGATTTCGCAGACTTGCTCCGCTTGATATCGCGCGTCAGTGAGCGTGTAACGAGCCAGGGCGCTTCTCGCATGAGGCGCATAGTCTGTGGCAGCAGCAAGGTCGAGAAGTGAACGAATGCAGCGGTATTTTGTGCCTTCAGGGAAAATGCCTGACACCTCTAAGCGATCCACGGCATAACGAAGTGAAACCAGTTTTTCCGGGGCATCTTTGAACCATACGAATAACGCCGCGTTCCGGGGACAGGTATTGTCGGCGATGAAAGCAGCAAGGCTGCAAAGTGCATCTTCTTCAGCATCGGTTGCGCTCATTACTTCGGCGCGCCAGTGAGAGTCTTTTTTCATCCAATCGAATGCCGTACTAATGCTGATACGGCCCTTCAAGCTTTCAGATTTACGAATGTCTATCGAAGAATAAAAAACCTTTCCGATCTGCCCTGTTGAGGGTTCAAAAAACACAGCTTCAATGGCACACAGAGGTGATGACGGTTTCTTACTAACGTTAATCAAATCGATCATTACGTGATTCATGGTCTACTGCCCTCGCTGGTGATTGTTTCGTGGTTGGCTATCCACTGCTCAAGTGCTGAATAAATCTCTTCGGGGGTAAGGCCTTGCTCTTTCAGCAGGCCCATACGGATGCGCAGCAATCCGAGTAAGTGGGCGCGCTCGCCTTTGCGCGCATTGGTGCTGATTCCCATAAACTCTGGATCACTTATTCCGCCTTCCGGCTTTATTGACGTAACCGACATGCAACCTCCTGAAAAAGGCAAAACGTATCCCCGGCAAAGTAAATGCCGTTATTTTTGAAGCGGGTTAATCAATTGTTTTAGCGCGATTTTCTTTTAATCTGCTTGAATATCCTTTCATGCCAGTAATACATGAAATCAATAAAGGTCATTCGCGCGCGATCGTGATTACCGCGAATTGCTTTTTCGAGCCCGTAAATTATTAAATCTTTAGACGGGCTTTTTGAACTAATGGTGATACGAGCACCATTTTTTAGATGTACAGTGAACCCCTGCTCGGCACTTTCCACTGCTTCTCGAATCAGCATTTCCTGTTCCCAGGATGTTTTTTCTTCGGTGAACATGGCGTACTCCGATGATCAGTTAAAGCGAGGGGGCTCCAGCCGCCAGGAGGCTCTAGCTCCCAGTTTCAGGTGTTCCAGGATCTCCGGTGTAACCTCTACGGTTACCTCCTGCGGTTGAACAAACTTCATAGCCTTCTTCAGTTGTTCAGCGTCCAGAGATAGCAGGTCGTATGGTTTAGGGATATCACCATCGGTGACGGAAATAATGATGTTGCGGAGTTCTTCAAGAGTGCATTCATCATTCTCGCCTTGAAGCATTGCGAAATGATAAAGGTGGGATACGCCATGGCGTAAAAGCTGGAGAGAGTAATCATGATTCCATTCCAGAAACTCTTTATTGAAATGGAAGCACTGTAAAAGCGAGTTAATTTTGTCTGCATATTCGAGTTTCATTTTCGCCCCCAGAGATTAAAAAGCAATAAACCGCTTTTTACTCATGATTCTGTCAATCGTTCGGCATGCTTCTGATAAAGCAAAGTCAATGCCGTAATAATGGCCTGTGTGCGTAATTTGATAGCGCTGGCGGTTGTACGGTTTTTTGCGTGGGAGTTTCAGAATAGTAAAACCACAGTAGAGGCTGGTTTTGCTATTGAGCTGTGATACTGATCCGCGGCTACCGTTCTTCATATTTCCTCTCCTGAAACCGGCTATCGACCTGGCTCACCGAGACCAAGCCACATCAACCACCCTTCCCTGATCTCCTTTGGACGACTTTCGTAGGCCAGTTTCATGCCGTTGTTCCAGGCTGGAAGGTAAACCCAGTACTCGCCCGCACGGCCAGAAGTAGACTGGGGATCGGTCATCTCGATTACAGGAAGCTTCCCTTTTTCAATCATGCCCTTCACCGCAGCAGGGGTTTTCCCGATGAGTCTGGCGAACTCCTGATAAGGCACAGCATCCGTGCTACTTACAAGCTGTTTGCTCATCTGTTACATTCTCCTTTTGGGTAATTAATTGCTCTTAATTGTATTTAATTGCCTATCTTTGCAAATTCCTTATTCGGAAATAATTTCCTTATAAGAGAATAATCATCTTATGGAGGACTCATGTCAACCCCAGTTCATGAAAAAATCAAGCTCATTAGGGAATCCGAAAGGCTAAACAGGAAAGAAATCAGTCAATTAACTGGCATTGCTTATGGTTCATTTTGTGGCTATGAAGCGGGTGATAAGAAACCAGGCGTTGAAGCGATAATGAGACTGCTACAACACCCCAAATTCATGAAATACACACTGTGGTTTATGACCGATCAGGTTTCGCCTGAAGCCGGTCAAATCGCACCGGCCCTCGCACACTTTGGGCAAGACTTAACAACCTCGCAGCACTCAGACCAAAAGACTGGTTAACAATTAACCAGTCCTACATACATTTCAAATGTCTATTATTGGTCGAAAAGTATTCATCACATAATTGCAACGCGTTGAGGCCGAAAGGCAAACGCACCCATCGGAGGGTTTTCTTATGACTATTAAGAAACTCGATGATGGTCGATATGAAGTGGACATCAGGCCTGCTGGTCGCAATGGAAAGCGTATCCGCAGGAAGTTTGATAAGAAAAGTGAAGCGGTAGCTTTCGAGAAGCATACCCAGTTCAACCACCACACCAAAGAATGGTTATCAAAACCGACGGATAAGCGGCATCTGTCTGAACTGATACAGCTTTGGTGGAATTTGAAAGGCAAGCATGAGGAGCACGGTCGGATAAACCGCAACAAGTTAGATATTTTTTGCAGGATTACCGACGATCCTTGTGCTTTTCAGATTACAAAAGCGCTGATTAGTCAGTATTACGCGGCAAGAAGAAGCCAGGGCATTAAAGCTTCCACCATTAACCGTGATCTCAACAGCATCAGTGGCATGTTCACAGCGCTTATCGAGGCCGAGTTGTTTTCGGGTGAACATCCGATCAGAGGGCGGAAGAAGTTGAAAGAAGATGTCCCAGAAACTGGCTATCTGACAGAGGACGAAATCAAGCACTTGCTCTTTAAACTGGATGGCGACAACAAGAAGATAGCTGTTCTGTGTTTAAGTACTGGTGCTCGCTGGGGCGAAGCGGCTCGACTCAAGGCGGAACACATCATACAGAACCGTGTGACGTTCGTTAAAACCAAGAGTAACAAGCAGCGGACTGTTCCAGTTTCAGCGGAAGTGGCAAAACTCATAGCGGATGGTAAACGAGGGTTGTTATTTGGTAAGGCGTCTTATTCTGACTTCAGGCAGATACTCAGGGAAGTAAAACCTGATCTTCCGACCGGCCAGGCGACGCATGCACTACGCCACAGTTTCGCGACGCACTTTATGATTAATGGAGGAAGCATCATTACATTACAGAGGATCCTAGGACATGCGCGAATTGAGCAAACTATGGCCTACGCTCACTTTGCGCCCGAATACCTCCAGGACGCAATCTCACTTAACCCGCTGAGAGGTGGTGCTGATGTGCGAAATGTCCACATAATGTCCACAGATGGGTAATGTGTTATGGCTTTCAACGGTCTTGCGTGCCGCGCAACCCCGCATTGCACCGTTGAAAGCCGTAGTATCTGGGGTGGCTAACGCACCCGACGGGGCTTTTTTTCCCACCGCGTGGACAAGTATTCCCCAGACAGATGTGATAAATTTAAAAATATCACTGTTTATTTGACGCTGATGTCCGTTTGCAGCCCAATATGCTGGGGTGACGTTTGGCGTGCTGGAGCTGTATTATTCATGTCAGATTTTATTCTTGCCCGGGTGTCGCAAACCCTCGCTGCGGAACAGTCCCTGGAAACCCTGGTGCGCCAGCTGCTGGAGATGCTGGAGGCGGTAACGCGAATGGAGTCCACCTACCTCACCCGCATTGATACCAACGCCCAGCGGCAGCAGATCATGTTCGCCCACAACAGCAGCGAAATGCAGATCCCGGAAGGATTTTCCGTCCCCTGGGATGAATCCCTGTGCAAACGCGCCCTTGAGGATCAGTGTACGTTTAGCAATGACGTTGCCAACCGCTGGCACTCCTGCATCGCCGCCCAGGAGCTGGGAATCGCTACTTTTTTAAGCATTCCCGTCCGCCTGGCCGACGGCTCTCTGTTCGGCACCCTCTGCGCCACCAGCCGGCAACAACAGCCTTATAACCTCGAAGGCGAACAGGTCATGGGCCTGTTTGCGAAGCTCATTTCCCACTACGTGGAAAAAGACACCCTGGTGCAACAGCTGCAGGCGGCAAACGTCGCGCTGGAGCTGCACTCGTCTACCGATGAGCTCACCCAGCTTCCCAATCGCCGCGCGCTGTTTAAGCAGCTGGCGTTACGCTTTGCCTCCGCCCGCGCCCAGCAGCAGCAGGTCTCGCTTATTTTTATCGATCTCGATGGTTTCAAAGCCATTAACGATCGGTTCGGCCATCCGTGCGGCGACAGCTTTCTGGTGCAGGTCGGCAAACGACTCACCGCTGTCGCGCGCCGGGAAGATATCGTTGGCCGCCTTGGCGGCGATGAGTTTTTGATCGTCGGTAGCGCCCAGCAGCCTGCCGCACAGCAGGCGTATGTCACGTCTCTGCGTCAGGCTCTGTGCGGCGTCTACTTCCTCGGCGAACAGCGTATCGACTATGAGGGCGCTAGCTTCGGGGTGGTCACCTGCGATCCGCAGAGTATCGATGTTGAAGCGGCCTTACGCGCTGCCGATGAGGCGATGTACCAGGATAAGAAGTCCCGCCGCCATGAGAATTTCATTCATATTGACTAA